AGCCAATAGGGTCTAATTCCTTTAAAACCTCCAGATTTTCACCCTTGTTTTGCTGATTCAGGAATTGTTCCATCATCTGCAAGCGTTGGGCGTACTGATCTCTTAATTTGCTTGCTTCCTGAATCTTCGCACGTTCGGCTTCCACCGACTTACGTTCATCAGATAGCTTCTGGGTTTTCTTGGTGTAATCTGCGCCTAATTGGTAGCCCTCAATAAGCTCTTGTTCAGTTACTTCACGCTCCTCACCCGCAGCTTTGATGCGGTATTTGCGCGTAGGCTGTTCGTCAGCTTCTTCAGAATCTACCAACTCTGGCTCATCTGCGGCCTCATATTCTTGACCAGTTTCCTCAGTTTCAGCTTGGCCGTTCTCGGCTGCTTCTGCTGCATCCATCATGTTCAAAAATGCTGAAGCGGCTGTGTCCACCGTCAGCGTTCCACTTCCTTGCGGAGTCGTGTTTTCGCTCATTTAAATACCCAAATTGTCAGCATCAACTGGATGCCACAGGTAACTTACGTTACAGAATCTTCCATCGCTTTTTGACAATCTCGCTTGTGGCGGCAATTGATTCAAAATGCGTTATAACTGATTGTAATGCGTTAAGCCGATTATATGCAAATTCTCGTTCTTCTACTTGGTTCGGCTGAGAATTCACAATCGTCTTTAA